TTATCCCCTCAAACCTTTCAAAAAACCTATAATAAATGATATTCTATAAATAACCGCGTTTTTGTCGAATAAAGATAAAATTAAGAAAAATAAATATCGGAATGGCAACCAATAATAATAGTCTAATTTAGAATTAAAATCGCCTTTATACCATTTAATATTATAAATTTCTGGTATAATATCATAAAATAAGTATTTAAACATTTTTTATCTCCTCCGCATTTTTTTATTTCTATATTTTTCAAAAGTTTCATCAACTAAAGCCATTTCTTGAAGTTGTTCATCTGTTAAATTATATTTTTGCATAAGATACAAATAATAATATCCATAGTCTAAAGACTGATTATCACGCTCTGCTATTTTTGTTGCTAATTTTAAAGTTTTTTCAGCAATGTTATTATTGCCACTATGGGTAATATAGCCCCATTCTTCAAAAACGCTTTCTTGAAAATCATCACTTTTAATAACAGCGTTAGCATCTTTTAACCAATTTTTCATGTCTCGCTTATAATATACTTTAGCCATTTTTACCCTCCCATCTAATAAAAACGCCGTTAATTTTTTTAATATGCTAACGGCGAACATACATATTTTAACTACTTTTTATAAATTTTTTTTAAAATGGTATAGTGTCTTTTGTTTTATAATCATAAACTTTACTAATATAATTGATAAAGATAATATCTTTTTCTGGATTATCTTTCTCTTTACTAACTTTATAAAACCCTAATATTGAGTAAGTTTTGTTAGCCGCTTTACCACTAAACAATTTTTTTAAGTCAACTTTAGGACTAACCCAGACACCAATATTAGGTTCATTAAGTTGATTGAAGGCTTTTAAATACGGATTACCTTCCTTACTAACTCTAAAAACTACTTTTAAATAACTCATACCAACATTTGCACATAATTCTTTATTAATCATTTTTACACTCCTTTATTTTATTATTTTGTTTTTAGGTATTTCATAAGAATAACCTTTATTTATTTTTAGGTCATACACAAGTATTTCATAACGACTTTTAAATTCATAAAATTTTACAAATGATAAATTAGGATGTGCTTTCATAAACTTTAAAACAATTTCTTTTAATGTCTTGCCTTGGTAATATCGACCCCTACCACCAACCTTTCTTATTAATGCTTTCATAGTCCGCCTCCTTTCTATTCTGTGTTTTTATTTTAGTATGACACACTCCAATACGGTATTTTATCACTACCATATTGTGGTATAATGTGATAAGTAACTAGTATATCTCTTTTTTTACGTTTATAACCTAATCTTAAGTAAAAACTTTTCATACTTCTAAAGTATCTTAATTCGTAATAATCAGCCTTTAACTCATAAGATAATTTTTTGGCTAGTTTTTTACAACTTTTATCGTGATATACAGCCCTCTTAAATAATAGACTTGCAATCTTTTTATCACTTATATTTTGGTCCATTAATGTTATAATGTAAGTGTTCATAATGTATATAGCCACCCTTCGCAATATTTTTCTATTAGGCTATCAATATCATCAATAATATTTTTATACAGTTCAATCGTATCCTTTAGAGCTGCATAATTTCTTTTGCAAAACTTAGAGTTATATTCATCAGTGAACAAGTCGAACATAGTTTTCTTTAATGATTGTAACTTTTCATCTAATAATTTTATTGTTTCTAATTTCATGTTATTCACTCCAATCTATTGCTTGACCACAACCACAAAATTTTGGATAATGCCTTCTGCTAATCGAGCAGTTGCAACTAGGACACCAACCGAAAGATTTGAAAGGGTGCTTATTAACAACTTTTTTAGGTGTTGCTCTATCAGTTAATTCTTGTAAAGTTTTCAAATCATCTTCAAACATAGAGCCGTTGTTTACACCACAGTATTTTGCAATTCTATTTAATGCTTCTTGATATTTATTCATTTTTATTACTCCTTTTCTTCGGCTAAAATATTTTTTGTAATATTTTCTATATATTTCTCGTTCACTTTTTCTTTATAATCAATCTTTTCATCATTACTATATTTTTCAATCAAGTTTTCAATTTCATCAATCTTATCTTTAAGATTATTAATAAAAATTTTTAAAGTTGGATAAACTCTTTTACACTCTTTTATACATTCATCTTCATTTAATAATAATGATATTTTTAATTCTGAGAATCCTACACATGCCTTATACAGTATTTTAACTAGTTTCATTTTATTTACTCCCTTTCAATATTTGTAATTCATCTTCCATATTTTCAATAATATATGCTATATACTCCTCAATAACTCTTTCTAGGCTATCAATCTTTTCATCTTTACAATAGTTTTCAACCAAGTTTTCTATTTCATCAATCTTATTTTTAAGGTCATTAATTGCAATTTTTAACACGTTACACTCTTTTTTACACTCTTGAGCATTTAATAATGATATTTTTAATTCTGTTAAAATAACATATGCCTTATAAGCCAAATTTACTAATTCCATTCTTTTATTTCCTCCTTATTCTTTATTTTAATCTTCAGCCGATTAACTGTTACATATTATTTTCAGCAATGCAACTCTACTGTTGTTACAATTCTTTGATGCCTTAACAACTAGGCAATACATTTTATTATTTTAATTTTACGTAATAGTTACCAACGCAATAATGGCCAGAATCCCACGCGTCTATATAACAATCATCTTTTAATACTACGTAATGACGTGCAACGTTTACAATTACCCCATTTTTTAGTTGTTCTTTAGTTAAGACTTGGTCCATTTCTTTGACCATGTATTTTGTGTTATCAATTTTTCTAGGCTGTTTACATTTTACATAACCAAAATTTTTTAACACTCTTTCAATGACTTGGCGACTAGTAAAATCATAATAACATTTTTTTACTTCCTCTAATTGTAAATCAAGCGCAGTGTCATAATCAATATTAAGGCAACTTGTAAGTGCCCTAGTGCTACAATCTGCAGTCTTACGTTTTTTGGGATTAACATTTACTTGTAGAAACTTTAACATATAGTTTTTCCTCCCTATCTTTAACTACTTACATTATAAACCTTTCATAAGCAGATTGCAATAAAAATTTCATTTTTTACTACTTTAATTAAGTATATTAAAATACCACTTTAACATATTATCACCATGGTGTAATAGCGTCTATAATATCTTTAAGCGTATCTAAAAAACCTTTTGCTGGTGCAAATATTATATCAATTATACCTGAAAATAATGTCTCTAATATTGTTATAATGTTTAGAAACCCTGATATACCTAAATACTCAAATACAGTTGATATAATTAAATAACCAATTAATAAAGTAACCCAATTAGTTCCCCTTTTAATACATATATATATGTAAACAAGATAAATAATTGTCGTTATTATATTATCCATCAAAACCCTATCAAAATTGAGAAAATCATAAAGACCATTTAAAAATTCGTTCACATCATCTTTTACTGCAAGCATTAACTAACCCCCCTTTTTGTATAGTTATTTATGGTGTTATAATCTCATTAGTATCATAATATTTAAAGTAATTTCTTAAATCAACCGTTATTTTTTTAAATGGCTTGTAATAATATCCATCCATTTGATTAAAAACACAACTAAATAAGTTACCTTTTTCTTCCATATCTAAAACATATTTAACCTCGCTTCTCATTCGCATAGGAATTTTCAAAATTCTTTGAGTGGTTCCTAATAGTAATATTTTTCTTTTTCGTAATTGACTAATAAAGCCCGATACAATTCTAGGATGTTTTTTAAAAGTGTCATAACTATCATAATATACATGAATTTCATCCAATAAAATTATAGAACCGTTCAGATAATCATCGTTAGATTTTGGATATATTCCCATTATTTTATAGTATTCTTCTGCGATGTTATAAGGTTCATCACCAAAGCGTTTTGGTATATAAACTGTTTCTATTAAACTATCACTTGTTAACAAATCAATCAAAACATTATCATCATAATAGAGACAAGGAATATCAAATAATGTATAGTTAGTCAAGATTAGTCTTTTAGTTTTTTGATGTTCACTAACTGCTAAATATGTTATAAAAGCAGTTTTACCGCTCCCTTGTTGACCAATGGCTACATAAAACCCGCTATTTAGTGATATATTTTTTAGATTATTCATTACCTAAAAACATCCTTAAAACTTTTTTTACTTTCTGTAGGTTCATAGTCGCTAGTAGTCTGTAAAATCTTCACTAACTCTTTTCTTCCTAGACCTTGTAAAGACACTTGTAATTTTAACACATCATAAGCAAGTTTTAACGTGTAATCATTTTTATATACTCTCGAAAAAGTTAATAGTTTTGCAATAGTGTTAACTTGTTTTTTGTTTAAACGTGAGTTAACTAAAGTGTTATTAGTCATATCAAGTAAATGATTAATAACTTTCAATCTTAAATCATCATCTATATTTTTATCTTGAGTGATAATTTCATCTATACTCATATGTATCTAATCCTCCTTATTTGTAAACCAACCTAAAATAAAATGGAAAAAAGCACCTATAGCACATAATAACGCTATAATAATATTGTTATATTGAGTCATTGGAAGTAAAAAGAATACCCCACATAAAGCAAATAAATTATTATTTTCTGTTTTTAATGATAAATACAATAAAATTAAGTAAATAATTAATCCTAATAAAATGATAGGTTCCAACATAACTATAATGCTCCATTCATTTTAAGTATAAAGTATAATAAGACTGCACTTATAAATAAATTGCCGAACATTATCACCTTCAACCAATCAATTTGGTTATCAGAAAAAGTTTCAAATGTTTGTTTGATTAAATTGTTATTAATTGCAGTATTAAAATCATCAGCGTTAAATTTACTCTCAAAGTCTGATGGGTCAATAGTTTCAGCGCTTACATCGTTTACTAATACGCACCTAAAGCCATTAGAGTTATAGTAAATATGATTAGGATTAATTTTATAAGTCTTTGAATTTATTGTTATTAGATAGTCTTTCGTAGGCTTTACATAATAAATTTTTTTTGTTTTATCACTTCCATAAAAGTCAACTTGTAGATATTTATTTTTAAAGAATAATTTTATCAATGTTTTTTTCATTGTTTTTATACCTCCCTTTTTCTACTGAATAACATAAATAAACCACCGCCGAAAACTGCGACTGCGATTGCTGGGATTACCCAATTATTAAATTCTAACAAAAAATAATCAATTGGACCATATTGAAAGTTTTCAAGTTGTTGTTCTAAATCGTCAATTTGTTGTTCTAAATCATTAATTTGTTCTTGTAATCCATCTTCTACAATAATTGCGTATTCTTCAGCACTTAACCATTCGCCATTAATAAATATACCAAACTCAGACCGCATATTTATATAGCCTTTATCATAACCCTCATAGTAACCCTCTGTATAATCACCGCCAAAATTAGTCCAATAACCAATAATATTGTTTCTATGTTTCACTAACATTTTTAACATATCATCAATATTATTAAGAGTAGTAGTCATATAACCAACATCATAAATAATACTGATATGACTATTCGGTTTAACTTCGATTTTTGCTACTAAATCATGAGTAAATAATCCATCACTTAAAACTGTTTGTTGTATATCAATAATTATTATATCTTCATACACCGCTGTTATTGACCCTTGTATACTCATAATATAATAGTCAATTTCTTCCCATAATTCACTAACTTTTGTTGATGTAGTATATCCCCACGATTTCAAATAATTAACTGTTAGGGTTGAATCTGTTAATGGTGTTAAATCCTCATTAGAAGCATTATAAAATTCTAACAATGTAGTATCAGCAAAGGTTGTTGATTGAATGTTAGGATTGTATATAAAATATACCCCTTGGTTTTCTTGCCAATAATAAATACCGGTTTGTATTGGTAATATATAAAAATCAATTACAATAGGGTCATCTTCTTGTGCTTTAACATTAATTTGATTGGTAGTTAATAGTGACATACCAAGACACAAAGTAAATACACTTATTAGACTAAATAATTTTATAAGTTTTTTCATGATTTTTATTCCTCCTTTTATTTTATTTTTATATCAATAACGTTATACCAACTAAATGATATAGAATTAAGCAACCATAGACTATAAACACTATCCAACTGCCTAATCTAGCAAGTCTAAAATTCCTAAACTTGTAAAGCAGTAGTAGGAATAGATTAACAACAACTATCTTACTTATAAACAATAAAATCTGATTTGATAATATCACTTTACCGATAGGATTGGCTTCAATAGATAGACCAAACAAACTTACTAAAAATAAAGTGAATATTAGGTCAAAGGTGTTAAATATAGAAGTAGTGATTAATCTTAAATTCATGAATTTTTTTTTTTTATTCTTCCTTCTATTTTTAGTAGTCAT